GGGGACTCCCAGAACCGTATTTTCAGCATCGACTGGTATCCGTGCAGCCAGCACTTCGCCATCGCCAGCGACGCCCCGCCCTGATACGGGTTGGGGTCGCCCGGTGAGGCGGCGCGGCCCTCGGCGAGGGCTCGTGCGTAGTCGCTCATTGCAGATAGTCCTGACTGGTAGCACGGCGGGCATAGTTGCCCGACAAGATCATCTCACGCAGCACGGAGCGGGTCAGCCGGCCGTTCTCGTCGAACCAGGCCGCCATCTCCTCCGACATCCACTTGCGTGCCGTCGCGTCGTTCACAGACCAGAGTTGCTTCGCCGAGACCTGCAGCTCGTATCGGGTGCGGACCATTTTGCCGCGGGTGGCGTTCTCGGCTTCGATCGACAGCTCGTCGACCATGCGCTGATGCACCGAGGAAAGCAGGTCGTCGAATCCGGCGCCGGCGTGCCCTTCGGCCCTAGCGGTGGCGATGAAGTCGCGGCGGCGGATCACGTCCACCGTTTTGCCGGTCACCTGGGCTTCGGCTTCGGCGGGATCCCAGCCGTCTTCGATCAGCTCGAGGATCCGTTCGCCCTCGGCCACCGCTGCGGCGGCTTTGCGGGCTTCTTTCGCGGCGGCCTGCTGCTCTTGGCGGTCGAGCTTCTCGAGGGCTGCGGCGGCGCGTTCGACGCGGGCGTCGTCGCCGGAGTCGATCGCTTCCTCGAGGTCGGCGACGGCCCGGTCCATCGGTGTCAGCACGATCGGGTCCAGCTCGGCCGGGTCGTCGGCGATCGACGGCGGGATGCTGTGCAGGTTCTCGTCGTCGACGCGGCGCCAGTAGGCGGCCGAGGCGTTCTGGGCGTCCTCGGCGTCGAGCCACTGCCCGATCCGCTGACGCTGCGCCCGCGCTGCTGCGGCGGCGGTGTTGGACTGGTTGGCGGCGGCCCTCGGGGTGATCGGGGTGGCCGCCGGCGCCACCCTGGCAGGCCGGGCGGGGCGGGGTAGTGGTTCGCTGTCGCCGAGGTTGTTGCGGATCCAGTCGCGGGCCGACGCCCGCAGGTCTTCGCGCTGCCTGTCGGACAGGGCTGCGACCCGGGCCGAGGGGCGGTACTCCTCCACCTCAACCTCGTCGCCGCCCCAGGCGGGGCGGGCGGTGCAGTAGCAGTGCGCGTGGCACGCGAAGCGGGCCGTCGACTCCCGGAACAACTTGCCGGCGCCGGCCACCATGCGGCAGAAGTCGCAGCCGTCCGGCTTCACAATGCGGATCCAGCCGCCCGCCCGGGGGTCTGCGATCGCCGAGTCGGTCACCGTTTTGTTGCCGACGTTCACCAGCCGCTCCTGCAGCCCGGCCTCGGCGCGGTACTGCGCGGCCGCCACGTCGGGCACAGCGGCCCGCAGCGGCTCGGTCGCCCACCCGGCCAGCGAGTATGCGCCCAGGTCGCCCAGCGGGGCCACGATCGCCTCGAAACGGCCACCCACACCGGCGCGGGTGCGTTCGTTGTCGTACCAGTTCGCCGACACCGCGGCCGAGGCGGTGGCGTAGGTGTCCACCGTCGCCGGCAGCACCTCGTTGAGCGCGACTTCCAGCTCGGTCGGTGGTAGCACCCACAGCGGCCCCAGCTCGGCGACCGCCAGGCCGGTGACCGCGTTAAGTTGCGGCGCCAGGGGTGGCATTAGCGGCCGGGTTGAATGTGGGGGCGGCCGGGGCGCGCTGCGCCAACGTCGCCAGCACCGAGGCACCCACAGCGCGGCGCTTCTCGCTCATGGCCCGGGTCACCTGCTGCTCGGTCAGGCCGAGCAGCTCGAGGCCCACCGTGGTGTCGGCCAGCCACGGCACCGCCGTCAGTTGCTTCATGCCGGCGTCGGCTTGGGCCGCCCTGGACAGGTACATCGGGCTGCGCCACTTGGTGTCGATCGACGCCCATTGCTCGGGCACGGATCGTTCGCCGTTCTGGATTGCCAACGCCCGCACCATGAGGCGGCGCAGCGGCGGCGACCAGTCGTCGGTGGCGCCCTCGGCTTCGGCGATCAGATCCTCGCGGGACGCGATGTAGGAGTCCGCCGACGTCGGGTTCGACATATCGGAGACACCGAGGGAGGTCAGCGGGATGTTCGTTTCACCGGAGAACAGTTGCGCCTGCTGCTTCAACGCCTCGATGTGCGGGGTTGGGCTCGCGGCGGCGAACTGTTTCACCTCGGCGCGGGCCAGCGCGGGGTCGGCCTCTTCGTCGTCGGGGATGCCCTTAATGCGGGCCATCATGGTCTGCCACACCGGCTTAACCTCACCGTCGGCGCCCCTAAACACCTTCTCGTCGGCGCCCAGCATCCACATTTCGGGGAAGCTGTAGACGTCCATGTGGCCTTCCATGCGGACCACGGTGCGCAGCGCCATATCGTGCAAAGACATCACCGTCGGGGTGATCCTCGAGGAGCCCCACGGCCGCCCGATCCGCGGCTTGTAGATCAAAGCCTCGGCAGGCACGCCCCACGGATGGGTCATGCGGTCGACCTGCCAGCCGCCGTCGTTCACCGCGATGACGGTCTCGCCGTCGAGGTACAGGGCCAGCCCGGTCGGGGTGCCGTCGACGTCGCGGTCGGTGATCGACAGCAGGTTCTCGAGGCGGTGCGTGCGCGGGTTCAGATCCCCGGTCGCCGACAGTGCGTCCTTGAAGTGAACCAGCGAGTTAGGTTCGCCGTCGGCGCCCTCGGAGTTGATGCCGAACACCGGGCCGTGCAGCAGCGACGAAACCAGGGCCGCCGACACCTCCGACATCAGGTAGTTGCCGTCGACTACCTCGGTGAAGCCGAGCGAGTTGATGTCGCCGTCGGGCCACACGAAGCCGTCGAGGTTGGTTCTGCGGGCCAGAATGTCCACGGCCTTCGCCGACCACCCGAGCACCAGGCCGAGGCGGTAATACTGCGGCGGGATCACCGTGGAGATCTGCCGGATGGCCCGTTTGCCGTCGTAGTAGGCGGCGCGCAGCAGATTCTTCGGGGTGCGTTCGTACAGTTCGCCGAGCAGCCGGTTCACGAGGCGTTCCTCGTCGTCGGTCAGCCCGGGGATGCGGATCTGCCAGTTCGCGTCGCCCGGGGCCAATGACTCCGGGGGCGCCAGGTAGGGGGGGATACTCACAGCAGCACGCCCCTCCTTCTGTTTGAGCTAGTGCGGTCACCGGAAGCCCGGCGGGTTGTCGACGCCGCTGACAGCAGCGCCAACGTGGCGGCCACCAGCGGATGAATAGTTACTGAGGCGTCGCGGCGGTCCCAGCCCCAACCGCCGGCGTCACCGATCGGCCTTTTGCGGGCGCCGCCGACAGCGGCGGCGAGCTGATCCTGCCCGCAATGGGACAACGCCCCGGCGTTCACGCGGGTCTCGAACATCAGGCAGCCCTTCGCCATATCCCGGGCGGTGGACCGTTTCACCCGCACCCGCCGAGTCACCAGCTCGGGAATCATCTGCGCCGCCGGGGACAGGTCGTCGATCACAACCTCGGTGCGCCGGCCAGCAGCCGCCGCGACCCAGCCGACAGCCGCGGCGACGTCGTTACCGGCCCACACCTCCTCGACGTGAACCGTGTCGCCGAGCACCCACGCCGCGGCGACCGAGATTTGCAGGCCGTGAGACATATCCACACCCAAAGCCGCCGGCGCCGCACCGGGCTCCGGGCCATCCGATTGCAGGTCGCGCCACACCGCCGGTTTAACCACCGGGACATGCCGAGACACCGACGGCCAGATACCGAGCCGCTCAAGGCGAAACTGCTCCTCCGACATCGACGCCAGCTCGGTAGCCACCGCGTCGTAGCTGATCCGGGCGCCGTAAGCCGGGTTCGCCGAGGCCCACGTTTCAGGGTCGTCGACCGCGGCGTCCGGGTCGGCCGACCACTCCAGGTAAGCCACCCGATTCTCTTTGCCCTCCATGCCGAGGGACCGCAGCCGCTCAAACACAGAGCCGTCGTCGTTCTCCGTCGGCGGTGTGCCCAATAACCAGGCCTGCGGGTTCGGGCGGGCGCTCATGGTCGGCAGGATCGCCGACCAAGCCGCCGCACCAAGGATCTGCGCCTCGTCGAGCAGCAAACAGTCGCAGCTAAAGCCGCGGCCGCCGCCCGCCGAACGTGCCTTAAACCTGATCGACTGCCCGGACGTAAACCGCACATACTCGCGGTTAACCGCCTTCATCACCGACTCCACCCGACGCTCGAGGGCCGGGTAACCGTCAATCAAGTCGAGGATCCGGGAGAACACTTCCCGGGCCGTGTCCTGCTGGTGAGCCGACACGATGATGGTCTGCTCGTCGAACAGCAGGATCCCGGCCAACGCCCGAGCCACGATGATCTCGGACTTCCCGTTCTGCCGAGGTGCGGACACCGCGATCTGGCGGGCCGCCCAGGTGCCGTCGGAACGTTCACCCATTGCGGCCTGCAGAACGTTCTCCTGCCACGGATCCAGCACCACACCGAAGCCGGCGGCCAAATCCGCGACGTCCTCCCAGGCGTTAGCCCGAACGGTTGGCGCGTGGCGGACGCGAGGCGGGGCCTGCGCGCCGAGCAGCGCGCCGTGCCGCGATTTCGTCAACGGTGTCGCCCTTCGCAGTGTCGGGCCGCAGCTCCTCGATGCGGGCCAGCGTGTCAGCCAGCCGCAGGTACAGGGCAGCCTTGTCGCGTTTGGCGTCGCAGTCGAGAAGGTCGGCGGCTATCTGGTCGCGCATAGCCTCGAGCGCGGCGAGGGTGTCGCCGCTGCCGACGACGTCGGAGAAGCTCGGCGGGTCCGGGGCGGGCGGTTTACGGCGAGGTGCCACCGGCGGCCTCCTGTGGAATTGAGTTCTGTGTGTGACAACCGCCT